CCAGTCCCATCCCCTAAGATCTTCTTCTTCCGGTTCTGGCGTCCACCAGTCCGTGTCCCCTGAAAGAAACGGTGGTAATAATGGGTCAGATGGACCTTCCATCTGCCAATAATGACTCCAAGGTTTACTTCTTAAAGGATTGACATTTGTGTATTCGGCTTCTTTAGCCTTCTCTTGCTGATCTAGGTAAAGACGCATCTTTCTCTCACTATCAAAATCCCAATCCAAACCTTCCTGTCTTTCTGGTCCATAAACATAACCTGGCATATCTGAAACAGTTTCCTCTACAAATTTCACAGTATCGTCAAAAGGAGATAAACTTTCTTTTGTTGGAGGAGGCGTAGTTATAAAATCATCTATCGCCCATACTGAATCTCTAGCTGCCGGTGTCGCAAACCCAGCCCGTCCTTCTTTTTGTGCGTCTGCTATTCTAGCCGCCGCATCACCAATCATTCCTGTGCCCTCAAGGTCGCTTCCTTGTCGAACAAAATTTGAGTATACATCTTCCCCTTTTGGAAAGCTTCTGATTCCTGAGTTGTATTCATTTATTTTTTTAGCAAGTCCTGGCGCATTATCACCGGCGTACTCATTCAGTTCCGTCCAGTGAAGATTGTTTTTTCCTACTTCCCTTCTGAAATCATCCTTGTATTCAGGGTCAATTTGCGTAAGCAAATACTTATAAGCATCGCTTCCGCGTGTAATATCAAGTTCATCACCACCTAGAGTCCATTTCTCATCGTCGCGTCTTGCCCCTTGCGCCTCGTTCCATGCGCCTGTTAAGGCATCAAGACCTCGCTGAACACCACCGGATATGCTGGGTAGATATTTCTTTCTAATATTTTCTACTGTTTTAACACCTTCACTAAGAATAGGTGTCTCATCAATACTAGCTTCAAATCCTATCCTCTGATCAGTATCAATATCTTCTCTTTTGAATTTAGCGTACTTCTGCATAGCTTCCTCTCGAGGATCACGATTACGTGGTGTTCCCCGAGCGGAAAATTCTTTAAGCTTTCTTCTTACTCTAGGTGCCATTATGCACCTGGTATAATTATTGCTTTAAGCACAAAAATAACAACTACAGCAACAATACCGGCTTTAATCCAGTCTTTCATGCCCCAGTCACTCCATTCCTTTAGATGTGCCCAAAGATCTTTTAATAACTTCATATCTTCCTCCTTTAGTGTAATGTTGGTTTGTAGTGGTCGATTATTTCCTCCATAAGAGAAAAACTATCAACCACGCTTGCAAATATATGCGCCGTGTCCGTTGGACCGACGGTTTCAACATAAAGGTTTCGTGTAACAGCCATTAGCGCACTTGCAACCAATAACTTATCCTCATCGGTTTTCATTTGTGACCTAGCTACTTTTTCCAGAGCTGTCATAGCATCATTTATTTTTACTATTTTTGCGTCCATTCATTTTCTCCTTCATTGTTGCAATTCTCTCGGCACTTCGAATTTTTTTGTTCTCTCTTAAATCCTCCATGTTTTGTCTTATTTCGTCAATAGTTTGTTTAGTGTCCTCTTTTATAGCACCAAAACTTTCTTTGACAAGTGTTTCTTGTGTCTTACTTTTTATCTTATCACGTTCAAGATCCATTTTCTCAGCTTCT